GCAACAAGACAATGGCCTAAAGTAAATGGTTTCGGTGGTGTGGTATCTTCGGACAATAACTCACAGAGAAAAATGTATGTGGGTGTCCCTTATAATGTCTCATTCTCTTTAGCAGTTTATGCTAAATCCCAAGATGACGCATTACAGGTAGTCGAACAGATTATACCATACTTTGCTCCGCAATACACATTATCGGTGAAACCTTTTGCCGACCAGCCAGATATCAAAGAAGATGTTCCAATTGTCCTTTCGGGACTAGACTTTCAGGATGACTACGAGGGTGCTTTAGAACAAAGGCGAACCATCATATATACCCTGAACTTTGAGATGAAGATAAATTTCTATGGGCCGGAGTTGACACAGAACATTGTTCGCGAGGTAAATACAAACCTGAACTTAATAAGCGAAGAAAACCCTCTTCTGGAAACGATAAATACTATCTCAGACCCAATTGACGTTAGTCCGGATTCTGATTATGGATTCGAAACTAATATAATTTTCCCAGAGTAATCAGGAAATACATCGTGAAAGACAATACCAACCCACCAGCTTTGTTTGATGACGAGCAGAAGAAGAACTTTGTTCATGAGCAGGACTATGAGTACTCTCGTGACACCTACTATGACCTAATCGAAAAAGGTCGTGAGTCTCTAGAACTCATGATAGAAGTCGCACGTGAGAGTGAACACCCTCGTGCGTTTGAGGTGCTGTCTGGTATGATCAAGGGTATCGCAGATGTCAATGACAAGTTAATGGATCTTAACAAGAAACAGAAAGAACTTACCAAAGAAGACAAACCGGCAGAGTCAACTACCAATAACAACCTATTCGTCGGTTCTACTACAGACCTTCAGCGCATGCTGTTGGGAGATGAGAAAGTAATTGATCAAGACGAAGATGAATGAGTTCCTATACTAAGAATTCCTACCTAGGTAACCCACAAGTCAAGCGAGACGGTGTCTCTGAAGAGTGGGACAAAAAGAAACTCCGCGAATATCGTAAGTGTATGAGGGAACCAGCATATTTCTGTAGGAAGTATGTCAAGGTCGTGCACCTAGATAAAGGGTTGGTACCTTTCAAACTGTATGATTATCAAGAGAAGATGTTTGACCACTTCAACGATAATCGATTCTCTATTGTCTTGGCTTGCAGACAGTCAGGTAAGTCTATCTCTTCTGTGGCATACATTCTATGGTTTGCCCTATTCCACCCAGAGAAGACTATTGCTATCCTTGCAAACAAAGGTGCGACTGCACGTGAGATGTTGTCTCGTGTGACTCTCATGTTAGAGAACCTACCGTTCTTTCTACAGCCTGGGTGCAAGGCACTCAACAAGGGTTCTATCGAATTCTCTAATAACTCTCGAATCATTGCATCTGCCACGTCCGGTTCTTCTATTCGTGGTATGTCAGTTAACTTACTATTCCTAGATGAGTTTGCTTTCGTAGAGAATGCAGCAGAGTTCTATACATCTACCTATCCAGTAATCTCATCCGGTAAGGACACAAAAGTTATCATAACAAGTACCGCAAACGGTATTGGTAATACCTATCAAAAGATATGGGAAGGTGCGGTACAAAAGGTCAATGAATATAAACCATTCCGTGTGGACTGGTGGGATGTGCCAGGCCGTGATGAGAAGTGGAAAGCACAAACAATCGCTAATACATCCCAACTACAATTTGACCAAGAGTTTGGTAATACTTTCTTTGGTACTGGTAATACTCTTATTGAGGGTCAAGTACTTCTTGACTTACGTGCTAGAGAACCTAAACGTAGACTAGAAGGTGGAGATTTATTAGTCTATGAAGATGTTATTGAAGAACACCAGTATATCATGACCGTAGATGTTTGTCAAGGGCGTGGTCAGGATTACTCTACATTTAATATTATTGATGTCTCAGTGCAACCTTTCAAGCAAGTATGTGTGTACCGTAACAACAAGATATCTCCGATACTGTATCCTAATATAATATACAAATATGCAAACGCATATAACGAAGCATACGTTGTTATCGAAAACAATGACCAAGGGATGGTTGTTTGTGTGGGACTGTACCAAGATCTTGAGTACGAGAACATCCACCTAGAGTCTGCCATCAAGGCGAATGCCATTGGTATTCGTATGGATAAGAAAGTGAAAAGAATGGGGTGTTCTTCTATCAAGGACATCATCGAAAACAACAAGATAGAAATCGTCGACGAAAACACGATCATGGAAATCTCTACGTTTACATCGAAAGGAACTTCCTATCAAGCCAGTGACGGTAACCACGATGACCTAATGATGAATCTGGTGATGTTTGGGTACTTCGTTGGAACGCAGTCGTTCGCTGATGAAACAGATGTTAATATTAAGCAGATGCTATTCGACCAGAGAATGAAAGAGATTGAAGACGACTTACCACCGTTCGGTATCATAGATGATGGTAGCGACTATGTCCCGACTGAAGAGAGGCACGACCCTTACAGCATGGACTGGACGGACTATGAACCAAGTGATGTTTGGTAAACTTATAAAATGTATAAATAGTTACATTGAACGAAATCTCCGTATTATGTTTAACTTATTATACCTTAACTAGAAAAGGACACTATCATGACTCTTAAATTTTCTGAGTCACCAGCACTACAGATTAAAGAAATAGACCTAACAGGAACAGTCCCTGCGGTCACTTCTACAACTGGTGCATTAGTAGGTGACTTTAATTGGGGCCCAATAGGACAACCAGTATTAGTCGGTAATGAAACCGAACTTGCTCGTGCCTTCGGCAACCCTACATCAGGAGATGCGAATCCGGCAGATTTTCTGTCCGCATCATATTTCCTAAAATATTCCTCATCCCTTTATGTTGTTCGCGCAAGTAAGACAAGTCAAGGCTTTGCTAGTTCCGTTCCATTTATAGCAAAGAACCCAGGCAAACTAGGTGACGATATTGAAGTATTAGTATGTGAAAACTCTGACTGGGCAAGTTGGGAGTACAGGGCGCACTTCGATTCTGCTCCAGACGGATCAGATGAACTACACATTGTTGTAGTATCTGGTGATGAAGTTGTAGAAACATACGCCTACGTATCTAATTCTTCTGGTTCCACCAGTAAAGATGGTTCTAATAACTACTTCGCAGATGTCATTAACGCAAGAAGCTCTTGGATAACTGCGACCGCGGCAAGTTTAGACGGTGGTGATTACCCACTTTCTGGAGGAGAAGACGGTACTGGCGCTCCTAACTACGTTGCTGGATACGACCACTTCAAAAACAAAGATGAAGTCCAAGTAGACTTTCTAATCGCACCAGCTGGTGACGCTACGCAGGGTACATTTAACGCTGTAATTGCTGTCGCAGAAGAAAGAAAAGACTGTGTTGCAGTAGGTTCTATAGGAAAGGGTCCTCTTTCTTCTTTAGACAGTACTTTCGATTCAGGACTAACTCGTTCTTCATATGCAGTTGTAGACGCTAACCACATTAAAGTCTATAACAAGTATCAAGACAAGTATGAGTGGATCCCTGCCGCATCATCCACAGCTGGCGTAATGGCAGCAACTGACAACGTATCTGCACCTTGGTTCTCACCAGCAGGTTCACGTCGTGGACAGTATGTCGCAGTAACCGAACTATGGATTAACCCAAGTAAGACCCAAAGAGATATCCTATACAAGGGTGGTGTAAACCCAATCATCTCTAAAGCAGGTCAGGGTATTATGTTGTTTGGTGACAAGACTCACTTGGCACGTCCGTCTGCATTTGATCGTATTAACGTCCGTCGACTATTCTTAGTCATCGAACGCGCCATCTCAGCAGCAGGTCAAAACGTAATGTTTGAATTCAACGATGAGTTTACTCGCGCAGAATTCGTAAACATCGTGGAGCCTTTCTTACGAGAGATACAGGGTCGTCGTGGTATTACAGACTTCCGTCTTGTTTGTGACGAAACAAACAACACACCAGAAGTTATCGACCGAAACGAATTTATCGCTTCTTGCTTCATCAAACCAGCACGTTCAATCAACTACGTTACTCTAAACTTCGTAGCTGTTCGAACTGGTGTAGAGTTTGAAGAAGTAGTCGGCACAATATAAGGGGAAATAATCATGTCATTAAGAGTAGATGATTTCAAAGCAAAACTAAAAGGTGGAGGAGCACGTCCTAACTTATTCCGTGCGACCGTAAACTTCCCAGCATATGCCGGTGGTGATGTAGAACTAACATCTTTCATGTGTAAAGCTGCACAATTACCAGCATCTATCATGGCGGTAATTGAAGTACCTTTCCGTGGTCGTCAGTTGAAGATTGCCGGAGACCGTACGTTTGAACCGTGGTCAGTAACAGTATTAAACGATACTGACTTCACAACACGTAACGCCATGGAAAAGTGGATGAACGGAATGAATGGTCACAGTGCAAACACTGGTATCACGAATCCTGTCGCTTACCAAGCAGACTTAATTGTCGAGCAGTTGGACAAAGATGGTTCAATTCTTAAAACTTATAACTTCCGTGGTTGCTTCCCGACTAACGTCTCAGCAATCGATGTAAGTTATGATACTAACGATGCTATCGAAGAGTTTACAGTAGAATTCCAAGTTCAATATTGGGAGTCAGATACCACTAGTTAATGGTATTATAAGTATATGAATGGGGGTGGTTCTCTACCCCCTTTTATTATCAGAGGTTTATATGGCAGACAATAACGTATTTAAAGCATTTGGGTTTGAGCTTAAACGAGTTCAAGACAAAGGCAAAGAAGGTGACAAGACTCCGTCTATCGTTCCTAAAGTGGATGAAGATGGTGCTGGATACGTTACTGCGTCCGGTTCTTACTTTGGTCAGTACATCGACATGGAAGGTACTGCCGCAAAGGATAACCAAGAATTAATCAAGAAATACCGAAACATGGCAGAACACCCAGAGTGTGATGCTGCAATCGAAGACATCATCAACGAAGCAATCGTTTCGTCCGAACTAGAAAGTTCTATCAGTGTTAACCTAGATAAGGTTGATACCTCAGAACCAATCAAGAAATCCATCACCGAAGAATTCAATGGGGTTGTTGCCATGTTGAATTTCGAAGAGTATGGTCACGATATGTTCCGTTCATGGTATGTTGACGGGAGAATATATCATCACCTAGTAGTAAACGAATCTAATCAAAAGGGTGGTATTATCGAATGCCGGCCTATCGATTCTACTAAGGTTCGTAAAGTCAAAGAGGTGCAATACAAAAAGGACCCTAAATCAGGTGCGAAGATTGTCGATAAGACTAATGACTTCTACATCTATCAAGAGAGAGCAGGTGCCAACAACGGCATCAAACTGACTCCGGATTCTATTTCGTATGTCACTTCAGGTCTTCTAGATACCAGTAAGAAACGTGTACTGTCCTATCTACAGAAGGCAATGAAACCAGTAAACCAGTTGCGTATGATGGAAGACTCTTTGGTCATCTATCGTATGGCACGTGCACCCGAACGTCGTATCTTCTATATTGACGTGGGTAACTTACCGAAGGGTAAGGCAGAACAACACCTAAAAGATATCATGTCCCGTTATCGCAACAAGATTGTGTATGACGCAAACAGTGGTGAAGTTAAGGATGATCGAAAGCATATGTCTATGCTAGAAGACTTCTGGCTACCACGTCGAGAAGGTGGTCGTGGTACAGAGATAAGTACTCTGCCAGGCGGTGAAAACTTAGGACAGATTGACGATATCATTTATTTCCAAAAGAAGTTATATCGTTCACTGAACGTCCCAATGTCTCGTTTGGAGCAAGAGTCTCAGTTCTCTTTGGGTCGTACTACAGAGATCAACCGCGACGAAGTCAAGTTCCAAAAATTCATTGACCGTCTGCGTAAAAAGTTCGCCCACCTGTTCATTGGTATCCTGAAGAAGCAACTACTTCTTAAAGGTATATGTACAGAACAAGATTGGGATTCATGGAAAAGTCAGATACAAGTCGACTTCTCTAGGGACAACCACTTCACTGAAATGAAGGACGCTGAACTTCTACGTGAACGTCTACAGACTATGGACCAGATCTCTAGTTATGTCGGTGAATACTTCTCACGTGAGTGGGTAATGAAGAACGTAATGCTTTTCAACGATGAAGACATAAAAGATATGTCGGATCAAGTTGAATCAGAGAACTCAAAAGGTGACGGGGAAGAAGAAGAGTACTAATGAGTTACAGAGACTACGTAGCACAACACAGTGATTTAAACTGGGACGGTCAAGAAGATCGTT